CTGCCGACCCAAGACGCCCAATAGTCGATGTTCTTCCGGATCTCTCCGGCATTGGCCAGCGTGAGGGACTTTTCGCCCATCGCGTAGGACTGACCGCTGGCAACCGCCGCATCCGCCGCAAGCCACAGAGCCAGTTGCGTTTGGGCCTGGGCAAGAGTGATACCGGCCATACTCACCCCCATATTTGATGGCCTTCCCCGGTCAACCGACGCAGGGATGGCACTGTTTGGGGGGATTATAAGGGGTGTTTTTTGGTCAAAACACAGAATGACCTTATTTGAACACTATTGAACGCAGAATGATGTTATTTGAACGTAGAAAACGCTTGACAAGGTTTCTGAAATGTGAGTTGGGCAATAAAAAAGGGGGCCGAAGCCCCCTGGTTCGCAATAATTGTTTGGGGTTCAAAGGGAGGATCGCTCGCAATATTTCCTTGGGTTTCACATTTTACATCGCTCGCAGGTCCTGAGTGGGTTTCACCCCACCAATCGCTCGCACAGTGTGTTTGGGTTTCAAATTTTTTTTCGCTCGCATTTCAGCAGTGGGTTTCATAATCCTCCTCGCTCACCGCCTTACGCCGTCGCCTGCATCCCGCTTTCATACTTCCGCTCGAATATGCTCCGCACCTCGCCGAATGCCTCAGCGGTATGTTTCAGCTTTTCCACCTGCGCCCGGAGTTCGGCGATCTGTTCCCTTGCTTCGGCCAGCCGCTTTTTCGTAGCCTCATGCGCCGTCGCCTCTTTGTAATACATGGCCTTCCAGTCCGTCGCTTCTTTTTTCTGGTATGCAGCCATGCGCCGGGGGTCCTGATTCTTGACGATGATCTGGTCGATCTTCTCACGCGGGATGATCTTTTCTTTCCGCACTTCCTCCAACCGGGCTACTTCCGTAAATGCCTTTTTCGTTCCGACGGGACCGCACAGTCGAAGTGTCTTGGACACAAGACCCACACCGAACGTCCTGGCCTCCGCCTCGAAGGGCAAGGCGCGCATCCAATCCCGGAAGGTTCCCATCCGCACGCTGAACAAGTCCTCCAGATACGTTTCAAACCGCTCCTTCGCGTAACGCTTGTTTTCCTTGTAGCGTTTCGTTGTGCGGAGATAGACGAGCACCTTCGTGGCCTCAATGATCGAGTTCTTCTGTGCGCTGAGGCTTGCCCTTACCGCCTCCTCCAATTCAGTGATGCTCTTCTTGTCAAACGGGTTTTCTTGCTTCATGTGAGATTTCCTCCTTTGGTTAAAGTTCGCAGTATTTCTCTGGGTTTCAACATTGCGATCGCTCGCAATGGGTGTGCGGGGTTCATCCCGTTCGTCGCTATGCCGCCTTCTCCTTTGCCCAGAAAAACGGATCAACAATATTCGTATGCCCCATGATCGCCCCCGCGTATGGCTCGGATACCGGCAACCCCTCAATCTCCCGCGCCACAACCCAGAAATGAGACAGAAACAACTTAATCGCCTCATTCTTCGCCGCGTTGTGGACATGGCCCTTGCTCCATTCCGGATGGTTCTTTTGATGCTTCGCCTTGCGCTCCAGTAGGAACCGCTTGTATGGGCTGTCCGGCCCCTGCCGGTTTATCTGTTCCCCGATCTGATAACCGAGCGTCCTTCCGGGCGTGCTCCAGTTGGCGACCGTCCCCTTCTTCCGCTTCGGCATGACGCCCTCCACCGTATGACGGCCCATGAATGCCCACCACTTTGAGATCGTGGCAAACTCCCGCCGCTGTTTCCGGTATTGCAGAACTCCGTCCTTTTTCGCATCCTTCCCGCACGATAGACACTTCATCCCGCCATCGGTCTTTTCGAGATCGCCGCCGCATTTCTGGCAAACCGGGACAAACTTGAAATAGTATTTCATCACCAGGCACCCGGCAATGGCCGGACCGATCCCCGGAACCATCTTCAGCCAGAGCCGCCAGATGTCCCAGCCACCAGCAAGCTCCTTCTCGATCTCCCGCGCCAGCCTCCCCTTGACGGTCTCCAGCCCTTCCGTGTGCCGGTCCCCCTTTAAGATGTCCTCGTTATCCGGATCGTCTACAACTTGCCCCGGAAGTGTGGTGATCCTTTGCTTCGTCTGTGTTATCAGCTTAGTTACCCCGTCATAAGTCCGCACCAGATAATTCAAATAATCCACATTCTCTGTCATTTCGACTGTCCTCCCTCTCCTGTTTTTATTCCACCCCCTCCGGGATGTTCTTTGTCAGCTTCGCCGTCGATCTCTGGAAAAACATCTCCAAATTGTCCGCATAGGCGCACCACACTCCGTCTATGATCACCGCCGGGAGCCCCGACCGAACCAGCGTATAGAACTTGGCCTTCGACACCCCCAAATATTTGCAGATTGCCTCCGCCGTCCATAGGATCTTCCCGCTTCTGGCGACATCATCCTCCATCACATGACCCCCTGGGATATGACCCGCCGCTTCATCGGACGGACGTTGCCGCCGGGAATGCCCGGAACCGCCGGACGCCTCAAAAGGTTCACCCCGCCGCCGACCCATTGCGGCTGGGCAAGCGATATGCAGAGGATCTCTCCATCCAAGAGGTGATTATCCCTCCGCAGCCTCACCCATTCCGCGACCCCTTTTTTGTTCACCCGCTTCTCTTCCGCCGTGACCTGCCGGATGTAGTCCTCCCCGGTTTCGGCATGGAGATAGAGCGCATTCGGCCCCTGGGCGATCGCCTGGTCCAGTCCGTAGTGGAAATAATCCTTCATGACGTCCGTGTCGATCGTGATGATCCGGAACCATTGCGGCAAAGTCTTGCCTGATGGCGTCTGCATCAATGGTTCGCCCACCTTGAACCTGGTCCCCTGGTTCGCCGATGCGCCTTTCGTTCCGAACAGGGCTGGACCACGCCCCTGGTTCTTCACGATCCACCAGTAGGCCGCCTCCGTCATGGAGGTATCCTGTTCCGGCCCCCTGGTCCCGCCGGTATCCCGCGCCGCCCTCCAGATCGACATGGACCGGCTGCCGTCCTCAACCGGGTATTGCGTGCTGAATACAAGCGCGTCAAGATCCTCCTCGGTCGGAAGAAAACCGTAGTGGATCAGCCAGGAGGTCATATTCGCCGCCCAGGCCCGGACCACGAACCAATATCCGGCCATCTGCTGATCGATCCCGCAGGTCAGAGCGACCGCCTCCATCGGGACAGTCTGAGGATTCAAGGCACATCGGGCCTTGAAAAGATTGTCCGAGGTCCGGCTGACGATGACCTGCTTCCACGATTCCCCCAGGCTGGTATTCGTCCAGACTTTCAAGGTCTGAGGATCGTCCTTCGACGCATAGAACTTCTCGGCGACCTGGGCGAACGTCACCCACGGGGAATAAAGCTCGTTGATCCAGAACCCAGCGATCCGCTTGACCTCCGGGGCCTGTTTGCGCCATTCTCCCCGGAGGATCATCCGGGCCTTGTCATTGTCCGTGATCATCCCTTTGCAGAACGGGCATTCATACTGCGCTTTTGACGGCTCTGACTTCGGCCACTTGACGTTGTCGAAGGTGAAAATCTGGAACTCTCCGCAATGGACGCAGGGGATGAAGTATTTTCGGCGGTCTGATTTGAGATACTCGGCCTCGATCTTGCTCAAACCCTCGTCCGTCGGCGTCGAAAACAGGCCGATTTTCCTATTCCAGAACGTCGTGGTTCGCTTTCCGATGAGGCTGACGGGATCTCCTTCGGTCCCGGCAGAGGACGGAAAGGCGTCGATGTCATCCGCAAGGGCGATTCTGATAGACCTGCCGCGCAGGGAGGCGGCACTATTCGCCCCGGCAATTGTGATATGGCCTCCATAAAAGACTTTGTGATTGACTGTATTTCCCGAATCCCGACTTTTTACGTCCGCGACTTTGCGCATCAGGCATGGTGTGTCCCGGAGCATCGGCGCGAGGCGGTCCTTGCTGAACGATTTGCCGACTTCAATGGTAGGCTCAACCACCATGATCGGCGATGGATCGTAGTCAATGAAAAAGCCGATGACGTTTTCCAGGACGGACGTTTTCCCAACCTGGGCCGATGACATGACCACCACTCTCTCCACGCTCGGATCGCTGAAGGCGTCCATGATGCCCCGCTGATATTCAGCCCTCGCCGTGTACCACCTTCCGGGCTCCGCGCTTGCCTCCGGACTTAGCACCCGGTTTTGATCGGCCCAGGCGCTTACCGTGAGGAGCGGCTTTGGGCGAACCATGCTTAGAAGCTCGCTTACCGCTTGCCATTCGCGCGAGGTCTTTAAGGTCTGGATTTGCAATTTCGTTTCTCACCTCGTAAAGCATTTTCTCCACCAACGCCTTGATCTCCGGGATCGTCAATCCATAAGCCATCGGGGGCAGCTTCGCCGGCAGCAGCTCGAGCTTGTTCACCACATTCTGCATGACCGCCGCCCATACCTGCTGCGCCCTTTCCGTGTCGATCGTCTCCCCACGCATCTTCTCCAGCTCCAGTTGCTTCCGGTCGGCATTGATCCGGGTCAGGCGGGTGCGCTCATCGGTCAGGGAGAGGGAACCCCCGGCCTCGGCACGCTTGCGGTAATACTCAATCAGCGTCCTGGATGCTTCTATGAGGTCAATCTTCCCGGCTTTGACCGGGGGAGTGACCCCATCGGTCGCCAGTTGCCGATACCGCCTCCAGCCGATCCCGAACACAGCATCCGCGACCTTCGTCAACTCAACCATGAGGACCGGATTAGCCATGGGTGGCCTCCTGGTTGGCTGCGGTGCCTTTGCGGGGGGATTTATCCTTGCTGCCTTTAGGCCGTCCGGCTCCGGGTCGTGCTCCGCCTCTCATGGTTCGTCACCTCCGCCGATCTCGCCAAATTGCACCGGACCTATATCCGCCGTCGCCTTTTTGGGATCGCCTTTGACAAACACCAATACGTTCTGATGTGTCTTCCCTATTTTGCGGCCTGTCTCAAATTGTCGCCCCGCCCGTATCGGTAAACTACCTGCCGCTGTAACAAGAATCATTTCGTTGTAATACTTCAAACCGCAGGCGACAAACGCCTTCACGGTATCCGGGATAAATTGATAATAAAAACCTTTCTTATCCCTAACCTCACCGACCACGAAACAGGCGTAGCGGTTTTCTTTCAGAACGGAGAGACTTTTTTTGATGATTTCCTGATATTCTTTCAGAAATAACGGATAAGGCATTGTTGAAAGATCGCGCTTGTCGTCGCTGTAAACTTCAAGGTCAGCGTATGGCGGGCATGAAAAAAGAAGGTCGGCTTGAACGTCCGGGCATATTTTATCGATCTCGCGGCTGTCGCCTATATGCCAGACGGGGGCCGGACATTGATCTGATGGCATCCCGACAATCTGTTGCACTACATTATGTTTAGCCTCGTCATTTTCTTTGCGGTTTGTTACCGCCTCATGGCTTATAGTTTCCCATTGTCTTCTGTTCTCTTCAATCTGTCGGGCGGATAGATCAACACCGATGTATTTCCGGCCTAATTTCGCCGCCACAATGCCCCTAACGCTTCCACCAGCGAAGGGGTCCAGCACCAGGCCGCCCGGAGGGGAAAACCAGCGGTAAATTAATTCACAGAGAACAGGGTCGAAGATGGAGGTGCCGGACGTTCCAGGTGCTGAATCTTCATAACCGCCTGCATATTGCATGGCTTTGTCGGAAGAGGATGTATTGCTTTTCAATCGCCCGCCTTTCAGAATCTTTTTGCTTGTATCGTCAAGGGTTTTCATTCTCGCCCCCCCAGTGACCCATGTTAAATTTTTCATTCTCGCCCCTCATAATGTCTTGCCCGAAACAACGCGCTTTGTCTTTCATGCTATCGGCCTTCCTCTACCATCGCCTCTTTGTTTTTTGCTGTAATTACAGGCCGGGCGTGGGGATGATCCCGGCGAAAGGCGTTTAATTTGTCTTGATTTTTGAAACTCGCCGCTCTCTCTCTTTTTCGATAAAAGTTTAGATTTTCCGTCGTTACTTGCGCCGCTTCCATTGTCAGCCCCCCCCCCGCCCCAATTCGCTTTTTATGCCAAGCGCGATCCATGCCGCCTTTCTATCCTGCCACCATCCCTCGCGGGCATTAAGAACAGAAAATGGCGGGACGCCGAAACGATCGGCAAGGGTTA